ATAAATTATAATTTTTAGTTTGTCTTTTGTTTACACTTTTTACCGTGATGACAGTGATAATCGGTGAACGAACAATATTTTCTACAGTATTCACAAATCTTATTTGGTCTTTCTTTCATAGTATCACTCATTTTCTTTTTATATTCAGGCGTAGTATGAATCTCCTTTAATTTTTTAACTCTTTTATCTATAGTTTCTTGTGATTGTTTTACACCTGTATTAATTTCACGATTTAATTGTTTTTGTCTTTCACCCTGTAAAGTATTAAAAAATGCTAATGTACTTTGTCTGGATTTTTCTTTCATATTAGACGTTCGTACTTTACCTTTATTACCTTTTCCATGTGTATTTCCTACCATTCTATTAGAAATAAGAGCACGAACTTCATCTTTCATAGGAGACAGTTTTTTTCCTGTATGTGCTACTCGTAGTTTTTCTTTTGTTTTTTCAGTAACTACGTGTCCTAATCTACTTCCTGCTATTCTACAAATATTAAAATAAGGCTTATAATTATCAATAAAATATTGTTCTGCTTCAATTAATTCTTCTGAAAGACAACAATGTATCACATTGAAATCTAAATCTTGTTCACCATATTTATTATAATGTCTTTGAAGTTTTATTGAGTGGTGATTGCCTTTTCTTAATAAGTGTAAATGAAGTAACTTCCTTGATTCTATGTTTTTTGCGCTGCCAATGTATACTCTTTGAGGCTTTGATGTAGAACGAATTATATAAATTCCTGAAAATTCAAGCATCACTTTATTTTTTTAGCTCTACGATATCCTAATACTCTACTTAAATTATAAGGAGATACACAAATAGTTCCCGATTGGTTGCCTCCTAATACATAAACATATTTATCATCAGAATTAATATATAATCCAACATGACCCTCCCAAGAATTAGGATTTATCCTCCAGAAAATAACTACATCTCCTAATTCAGGTTTAAGAACAATAGTAGGAAGTTTTAACCATGAACGAGCGTCTAACTTACCTGACCTTTCATAACTACATTTTTTACAGAAGTAGTTTAATGCAGCTGAACACCAAGAAGTTTCATCATCTTGTACCCATTCAAATCCTATATCATGAAACATATCAACAATTTGCTGATTATTCTGAGGTCCAAGAACTTCCTTTAACCCATAATACTTCAGCATTTCGAGAAGAACTTCAGTCATATTTTCTTAAATTAATAGAGGGAGTAGGATGTCTTTTACCTACCCTACTCCCTCATATTTATAAGGTTAAAATTAAGCTATTAAGCTAATTAAGCACCAAATCCAAGTACTGTATGGAATGCTTCAGTAAGACCTACAAGAACACAGAGAAGAACTCTTTGTTTAGATACAGGACGAACTCCAGTAGTCGGACTAATATAGTCGTCATTAAGAACTTCAAATCCAAATATATTATAAGTATCACCAGATATAGCATCAAGATTAGAAGTACTAAGAGGATACCTTGAAGTAGTCCTAAGTCCTTTATCAAATTGACTACGAGCTTCAGCATCAGCTACCAACTGATACGTACCAGTTCCAATAAATGGTTTTGTGGTATAAGTAACAGTAGCTGTCGTGAAATCATCTGACTGAATTGTAAATGAACTTACAAAAGGCTCATCAACTCCAGGAGCAAATGCAGCATCAGCCACACTAATACCAGTGAATTTAAGTCCCCAGTTACCTTCAGTTACAGTTTCAAATGTAGCAGCAGCAAAAGTTGCATCAGTAGCACCTTGATATTTCTGATCAAGAGTGTAGATACGAGCTGCACCAGCTCCAGCATCTTGGCTTTCTATGATGTAGCAAGGAGCAGTACCAGCACCAGAAGTACCAAACCTAACTATCGTACCATTAAGAAGAACAGCAGTTTCGTCATCAGATGTTACAATTTGTTTCCCACCGTTAACTACAGATACAGTAGCAGCTGCTATAGCGTTAGCCTGAGCACCACTATTGATTCTTTCAACCTTCATACATTTAAAAGCTTGCCTATCAAGGACTGCTGTGGCTGCATTAGCAAGACCAGCAGCAACTTCACTCTGAGTAGCAGAAGCGTCTGTTTTGTATGGGAATGTGAGCATTAGAGGACTGTTGTTAAACATTCCAAAGGTATGATTAAGAGTTACTCTAATACCATAGTAAGTGGAATTAGCGGCGTCCAAGGAACCTGATGTTCCATTATAACCAAGGTAACTAACTTGTTCTACTCTTGCAGAATAAGCAGCATATCCACCATTTTTAATATTGGCAGCCAAAAGGCCCCTTACAAAACTAAGAACTCCCTTGGTATTTTTATACGCAAGTGTAGTTTTAGTAGTAGTTATTGCACCTTCAGTAAAAGTTTGTGGTTCTGTAAAAAATGCAGCTGACTGCGAAGGAAGAGCAGCAAAACTAGCTGCATTTCCATTTGTTACATTACAAACAAATACTTTTGTGTTAGAATCTTCAAACATTTTTTAAAATATTAAGTTAATAAAAAGATTAATTATTTATTACGGAGTCATTATTATATATTCAATTACTATAGTTCCTGTTGCAGTTAAGTTACCTGTTACACCAGCTGCCCATCCATCTGCAGCATTAAGGTATATAGCAGTGGCAGATCCTGCAGCATCAATAAAAGGAAAAGCTGTAGCTTCTGTGGCTACTCCTGAGAATAGTGAAGCAAATCTATCAGCAGTCCCATCAAGAGCCTTATTCCACGTCTGACCTGTAATAATGTCTTCAAATGTACCAGTACCATCAAGTGTTGCAACAGCACCAGAACCAATAACTGTACCAAGACCTACATCCGGAGTATCAGTTGTAACAGTTCCTACAGTAAAACCTACTTCACAAGCAACGCACTTAACAAGGTGACTTATTGAAGTTGTGCTAAGGGTATGGAGTAAAACACCGTGTGCAGAGTTACCTCCGGCCGTTGGTGCTCCAAGAACAAGGTTAGTAAAACTAAGTGTAGTTGTTATATGCCTACCATCACCATATTCTACAGTTGTTACGTTAGGAGCAGCTACACCAAATACAGTTACGTGTTTTACACTTGCAGTTTCAATACCACCATCCTTAGCCAGAACACCATCAATAGTTACACCAGTTGCTGCAGTAGTTTCAGCAATAGTATTAGTTGCTATTGTACTACCTGATAAAGCAGTAAATGTATTTGCAGTTATTCTAAAATCATCTGCACCAGCTACTTCTATATCTATTTGATTAGCTGTAGGAGCCGATATAGTTGTATCACCATCTGCATCAAGGATTAGAGCATCTGCGACACCGTTAAGATCAACTGTTCCATCTTTCAAGAGAACAGAGTCTATTGTAACACCAGTAGCAGCCGTTGATTCAGCTATAGTGTCAGCAGTAAGAGCACCGTCATCAGATGATATTGCGTTTACCCTATCTACTAGTATATTATACCAATAATGAAAGACCTTAAATTTTGGACCGGTAAATTGTACAAAATTGTCTTTTGTTAAAAGATCTAAAGCAGCCATAATTATATACTATTTAAATTAAATTTATTTTTCAAATTCAGCTAAGGCTAGTTGATAACCTTGAGCATCTTCAACTGACATCCTAGCAATCTTAACAGCCTTTTCAACTATTCTACTATGAACACCTTCATTAAGGCAACTACCTTCAGTGCCATATGTAACTTCATTGGCGATAGGATAGAGATCAGGATGTTCACAACCTAGAATAGCGTATTTAGTAATTGCTGTTCCGTCTGTTACAAACACTGGATTGTTGTTATACTGTAGTATCCAAAATCCATCTGTACTATTAGGAGCTCTAAAAGGATTCTCTATGTTTATTCTATAGAAATCAAAAGCTCTTCTATGTAATGCTATATTAGTATCAGAAGCTGTTTCACAATATTCATCAACTATCCAAAAGTATTTAGGATCAAAAGCTTTACTTCCAGTATCCAAAGTTTGAGCAGCAGTACCGTCACTATTCTTAAAATGAGTATCAGTAGTAAACACGGTGTAGCTATCAGGTTGAAGTAGTTTCTCTATTGCTAAAGCATTAAGAGTGTTTCTTGTAACACCTTCTTTTAGTATATCAATAACTACAGCTCTCTGAGCAATTGTCAAAATTTGACCCCATTCTGCTAGTGTAAATCCTGGAGCTGGCGCACTATTAATACTTTCATATAATAGTTCAGCCTCCGATCTCATCTCAGTGAATGTCATACTAT